GCATTCCCTGCCTTTGATGTTCTTTTCTCCCATTTGTTAGCAACTAATTCATAGTTGCCAGCAGGCATAGGTTTAAAGTCATCTTCTTGATCAGGCACTTCGCCTAACATAATTTCAAAGTCATCACTCATGATAAATTTAACTCCTTGCGAAGACATGCAGCACAATAAATGCTCATGCCTCCGCTAATTTTTTAATTGATTTTTTATATTCGTCATAAAACGAATCCCATTTGAGTTCTATCTTATCTGGAAGAGGAACTCGTCTCTTCGCGTCAAAGGCGGGAGAGAACTTCGTGAACAGCATAGGATCACCCATGGCAAGTGCCCTTGTCTGCTCGTTGAAGCCCTTCCCCTCTTTCACAGTACGAACCTGATGGTTCGCAAAGAAATTGAAATCGACCCATTCTCTAATGATGGAAGCTGTTTTGTTATGCAACTTCAATTGATACCTATCGTAAGGTTCTCTCTCTGGGTCATTAAAAGTTCTAATATCTACATGCGAAAGCAAGATGACATTCATCTTTTTTTGATCATGTAAGATATCCAAACCTCTTAAAATCTTTCTAAACTTTTCTCTAGCCGCAGTGTAGCCTTTGCCGTAAGTAATCTCTTCGATACCAGATACATTTTTTTCTTCGCATACTGCTTCGTGAGTAAGTATTTCTGCCCAGTCTGTAGTATCTAGAACAACTGTTTTACGGTCATGATCCATAGTGGCAAGTTTCTTAATACAATCAATAATGTCTTGATACTTTTCACACAATGGAAACTTCTTAACATTCAAGAATGCTGTACCTTTTTCGGTACAAATAAAAACTGGCTTGGGAGCTTGAGAGCCAAAGGTGCTTTTACCTATGCCATCTACTCCACCAACATTCATTCTCACTGGACCAGGCTCTAAGCCAGATAATAATTCATCTTCAAGACTTGGCATTGTTGTCCCTCCCTGGAATTGTTTTTGTATCTAATTTTTTCATGGTAGCAACAAAGTCTATTAAGAAGTTAGCTTTGCCTTTGGTTCTAGCATGTGGTTCGATTTGATCTCGATAATAAAATTGCATAAGACTTTTGTGAGTCATACCTGAGATCTTTGCAATGTGAGCAAAACTCAAACCGTTTTCTCTTAAAAAATCTACTGCTTTTACAAAGTCATTAATATTGAAATAATGTTTTGCATAATAGTCGTAAGCTTCGGCAAACAACTTCTCTTTGGACTCGCTTTGTGCGGGAGTCATCTCTATTTTTTTACTCATTTGGTTTTCCTCTTTTCAACAAAGCTAACGTATGGACGATCTGATATCTCAGTAGTCAAACCTTCAGCTAATTTATAGTAATGGGATGGATGTTGTTCAGCTAGAGTAGAAGTTTTTCTTTTGTCTTCTTTATACTCTATTTGAAATGGCCAAAGATTAGCTGGCACCTTGCCCTCGGCATGTATCTTTGCAACATAGTCTTGGTCCCAAGATTTTTTCAAGCGGTATTCAACTTTAATATCAGAGTCAAAGTCATCAAGCGTCACTCGATGAGATCCTCCAGTATTACTCAGCTGGATTACTTGTTCATTTACTCTTGGGTGTCTTGCTATTGCAATGTCTAACTCTTTAGATTCCTCACGGAGTTTCTTTTGCCATAGCAAATTCTTTTTCTTTCTTTCGATTAGTTCTTGGAGTTCGTCGAACTCAGTTTTCTCTTTTATATCGTTCATAAAATCTCTCTTTAAATTTGTTCACTGCTAATTAAATAGACAATAGTTCAGAATGTCAAACACTTTTTTAAATTAATTCATACAAATACAAAAAAAAATTAGACTTTATGAATGGTCCCAACTATAATCCTTAGTATGAATAAATTACAAGAATACATAAAAAATAGGGGCAAAGAAAATGTTGCGAAGGATTGCGATGTGTCAGCACACGCAGTAAGCTCTTGGCTTTACGGAACAAGACAGCCAACAGTCAAACAAGCAAAGAAGATTATGCTGGCAACTAATCAAGCTATTACCTGGGAAGACATTTACGGACCCATCGAGGAAGAAGCGACAGCTTAATAAAATCTTTGGGAGAAACATGTCGCTAATACTAAACGAAAATAAATCTTGGGATAATATATCTGACGAAGCTAGATCAGAAATGATTTGGTCTTTCTGGGAAGAAGGTTTTCATTTAATACCTTGTGGATCTCGAAACGAAGCTATCCCAGAATACTTTAGAAAGCGTCACCCTTTTGAAGACGATGACAAGCTCAGTGCAAAATGGGCGAAGACACCTAGAGTTAAGTGGGAAACTTATCAAAGAAGACAACCCACAAAAGAAGAATTGAGAGAGTGGTTAGCTCGGTATCCAGGAGCTAACTGGGCAGCTATCACTGGGATAACTTTTGTTGTCCTAGATTGTGATAGCGAAGAGGCGGTCAAGTTCGTAGAGTCTGGTCAAGTAACTAGATCGCCTCTTAAACAGAAGACTCCTCGTGGTGGCTATCACTACTTCTATCAAATCAATGAAGGTCTGAATGTTAGAAACATGACTGGCAAGTTAGATGTTAGAGGTGAAGGTGGCTACGTTATGGTTTCACCTTCTACTAAATATTTTTTTGAAACTGCAGAAGGTTTGATTGTGAACGATATCGATGATTTGCCTATGCTCAACATGGAAGACTTGAACAACATACACGACTTCAATCAATCGGATAAGGTCACTTCCATTCTAGATAATAAAAATAAATTAACTACTGACCCAGTAGATGTTGGCCAAAGAAACGATACCTTGGCTAGATTGATTGGCAAATGGATTAAAGAAGGTTGGGGTTATCGTGAAGTCTTAATTAAATGTTTTGATTGGAATCAAACCTTGCAACAACCTTTGCCTTTCCCAGAAGTATTACAAACATGCATGTCGATTACTCAAGGACACATCAAACGACATCCAGAAGATACGGAAGCTGGAATACTACAATGGAAGACTAGCGAATGGGAAATAGATTTAAGAGATGAACTCAAAGAGATACTTGAACAAGAAGATCCCATCATCGATCAAAAGCGTAGAGATGATTTAACGGACCCACTAGGTTTAAAACCTTACAACGATGAATTTTGGACTGGATTAGAACCTAGTTCTATTGGTCAGTTTTGGGGCGATTGTTTTATCTTTGAACAATCTAGATGTTTATTGATTGGTAAACCTAAAATAGGTAAGTCGCATTGGCTTGGTGGTTTTGCCGCGGCAGCTACAACTGGACAATCATTTATGGGTAAACCTTTTACGCGTCCTTGTAAAGTCATGTGGCTACAAGCAGAGATTATCCAGGAGTTCTTAAAAAATAGAATAGATACTTACTATCAACCTTACATGCACGACCCAGACTTGATGGCGATGGGACATGCTAACTTGATACCGACTGGTAGATTGAGAAAGAACTTAATGAGAGATAAAGATATTGATGGCATTGCTAGAAGTATTGAATATCATCAGCCAGATATTGTGATGATTGACCCTATCATTAACTTCTTTGATGGTGAAGAAAACAGTAATCAGGAGATACATAATTTATTATCTAGGGTAGATCGTTTGATTGAACTCTTTGGTATTGCAGTAATCATTGCTCATCATACTGGTAAAGAAAGAGCGGATGACGCTTCGTTTATGTCAGCGCGTGGTGGTTCTGCTTTTGCCGGATGGATGGACTCAGGTATCAAACTCATGGGACAAAGACCTAATGTGACAATGTTTTATGAAGCAAGAAATGCAAGAGAACCTGATACTCACTTGGCTAGATTTGATTTTGAGAAGGGCACATGGGATATGGTTGACTTTGATGAAGGTCCTGACGAAGTAGAGATTGCGCAGAAGGTAGCAGACGCTATGGACAGAACAGTATTTTATACAAGACAAGAACTAGAACTATTGGCAAGACAAGCATTGAAAGAAAACAATTTGCCTAGCGGTGAACGAGCTGCAAGATACGCAGTCAGTCATGTGCAAAAGTATTTGGGCGATATAGTTAAGACTCATGCTATCCCTGGAAAGCAAACTTGGCACTATCGATTTGATAATAAAGGTAAGAAACCTTGGGATTAACTGGTAGGATTTAGTTATGATTGCTTTCCCAAATAAAAAATACAATATCATTTACGCTGATCCTCCTTGGCAATTTAACAGTCGTATTCATCAAGAAAATCGTGGCTTTACACATAGCTTGGAAGATCACTACGACACAATGAAAGGCAAAGAAATAAAAGATTTGCCAGTTCAAGATATTGCTGACGATGATTGCATTCTTTTCATGTGGGTAGTTGACTCACACTTGAAAGAAGGCATAGAAGTAATTGAGTCTTGGGGTTTTACTTACAGAACAATTGGTTTTACTTGGGTCAAAGAATATCCAAATACTTTTCCCCCACAAATATGTTTTAACTTTTCTCCTTATCTATTGAAATCAACAGAGATTTGTTTGATTGGCATGAAAGGTAAATTAAAAAATATTAAAGATCGAGATGATGTTAAAGGCCTTTGCTTTGAAGCAAG